ATCTCCTTATAAAGAGATATGGGAAAGAGATACTTCAGAAAAGAAAGAACAAGCTATAAAAGAGTTTACTTATATAGAACTATGTTGTTCATTAAAAAAAGCTAATCCTTTTGCAGGATATAATGAAGATGAAAGATATTCAAGAGTAGCTGAAAATGTTTTTCCTGATACCCCTGATTATGTACCTGATACATTAGTACAAAAAGGTATAGAACAATATAAAAAATTTCAAACAGAAGCTTCTCCTTCTATGGCATTTTATGAATCAGTAGTAGTAGCAGTTAAAAAATTACAAAATTTTCTTAATAATGTAGATTTAAGAGAAAGAAGTAAGATGGGTATGGCAGTTTATAAACCAACTGACATATCTAAAGCAGCTTCAGATGCAGTAAATGTTTTAGCTAATTTAACAACTTTAAAAGAAAAAGTACAACAAGAACTTTTTGAAGCTTCTAAAACTAAAAGTCAAAGAACTATAGGTGCATTTGAAAATTAATTAAAATAAAAGTTTTATATTAATTTTATTTGTATCTTTGCTAAAAATATAAATATGTGTTGTTATAATAAATTTTATACAAAAGAACTTATTGGAGCTAACCTAACTCTACAAGCTAATAACTATCATTCTGTAACTATCATGGCTACTTTAGGAAACCCTAGATTAACAGTATTAGGTAGTAACATTATAGATTTATCAGCAGGTATGGTAATAACCATGACAGCTACAGAACTCATAGAAAATTCAATACTAATAGAGTGTGCTACTTCAGGAGATAAAGCTATTATTATATACAATAACTAAAATAAAAAAGAATGAATAATAATTTAAGCCATACAGATGCTAGTTATAGTATACCACCTAGTGCATCAACAGCTATATCAGGTACATATAATCCAACATTAGTAAATACAAGTAATATTGATTCTTCCACACCTTTTCAACTAACTTATTTAAGAGTTGGTAACACTGTTTTTGTAAGTGGTCAAGTAGAGATTACAGCACAATTTGGTGGTCTTTTAACTGTATTAAATATGGATTTACCTATACCTAGTAATTTTTCAACAATTTATCAAGCAGGTGGTACTGCTGTTGCTATAAGAGCTTCAGGAGCAACATCAGCTACTATTGTAGCTAATGATACAAGTGATGATATAGAATTTAAATATTATGCACCTGATACAGCTACAAGAGTTTTTTCTTTTAGTTTTGGTTATGAAGTAGCTGTTTAATAATGTATTATGATAAGAGATGAAAATGGAAAGTGGTTAGACAGTTCTGTATTTAGAAAAGAAGCAATAAACTATGCAAAGAATAAAGTTTATTGCACATCTCCTATAGGAAGTCCTACATGGTATGATTATTGGACAGAACAATTAAGAAGGTGTCAAGAAGGTTATGAAGTTGAAGGTCAAAAAATTACAGGACATCACTATATGTACCTTAATTTTACACAAATAGAGATAGTAAAAAAGGGTAAAAGTAAAGCTTCTAAGAAAGAAGTAAGGATGCCTGATTTTTGGGATGGAGATTATGACTATTTTTGGTGTTTAGAAATAGCTAAAAATGGTCTTTTTACTGAAGACTCCTTAGTAATTACAAGTGAAGAAGAAAGAAATACATACTATGAATATCAAAGTAAAATAGAAGATATTATAGATGAATTAGGTGCAGATTATGAAAAACATGAAAACTATGAACTTTACCTTGTAAAAAGAAATGAAGTTTCCATAAAAGTTTTAAACAGATTAAAACTAAAATGTCAACCACACTTAGATTGGGTAGATGGTGGACATCATTTTATTGTAGGTAAATCGAGAAGGAAAGGTTACTCATATAAGAATGGTGCTATTTGTGCTAAGATATACAACACAGTTAGAGATAGTCTTACAATTATAGGTGCATTTGATAAAAAATATTTATACCCTGAAGGAACTATGGGTATGGTAACAGAGTACTTATCTTATCTTAATGATAAAACAGCATGGTCTAAAGCTAGAGAGTTTGTAAATAAACAAGAACATAAAAGAGCTTCTTATAAAGAAACTATAAATGGTATAGAATCTGAAAAAGGTTATAAGTCTCAAGTTATGGCAGTATCTTTTGGAGATAATCCTGATGCTGCTAGGGGTAAAGATGCTTTATATGTTTTATTTGAAGAAGCAGGTAAATTTCCTAATCTTAAAGATAGTTTTAATGCCACTTTTCCAGGCTTAACAGCAGGTAAATATATAACAGGACAAATAGTTATATTTGGTACAGGTGGTGATATGGAACATGGTACAGCAGATTTTGCTGATATGTTTTATCATCCTGAACAATTTAATCTCATGCCTTTTGTAAATATATGGGATGAAAATGCAGAGAACTCTGTATGTGGATTTTTCCATGCAGCTTATATGAACTTAGAAGGTTTTTATGATGAACAAGGTAACTCAGATACAGAAGCAGCTATTAAGTATGAAAAGAAAGAAAGAGCTAAGTTAGCAAAATCTTCTACTTCTTCTAATGTATTACAAGCTAGAGTTCAAGAGTTTCCTTTATGTCCTGCTGAAGCTTTCTTAATGGTTTCTATGAATGATTTTCCTATCATAGAATTAAGAAATCAATTAAACAAAGTTAAACATGAAAATTTGCACATAAAGAAAGGTCAACCTTGTGAAATATTTCTGAATACTGAAACAGGTAGAGTAGAGTTAAAACCTGACTTAGAAAATAAATTAGAAGTTATATGGGATTATCAACCCAAAAGTAATAACTTAAATGGTGCTGTAGTTATTTTTGAATACCCTGTAGCTAATTCTCCTAAAGGTTTGTATAAGATAGGTTTTGACCCTTATAGACAACAAAACGCAGCTACATCACAATCTTTAGCTTCTATATATGTTTATAAAAGTAGGCATAAATTTTCTTATACAGGAGATACTTTAGTAGCTAAATATGTAGGTAGACCTTACTCTCCTGATGATGTAAATAGAATAGCACAACTATTGGCAGAACTTTACAATGCAGAGATAATGCATGAGAATGAGGTTACACATGTTAAAAATTATTTTGAAAAAAAGAAAAAACTACATCTATTAGCAGCACAACCTGATGCTGTTATCTCTAAAAATATTAAAGAATCAAAAGTAGCTAGGGTTTATGGTATTCACATGGTAGAAAAACTTAAAGATGCAGGTGAAAAATACATAAAACAATGGTTACTTGAAGAAAGAGATATAGATGAAAATGGTCATAAGATACACAATCTTGAGACTATATATGACCCTGGATTACTAGAAGAATTAATACTATACAATAGAAAAGGTAACTTTGATAGGGTAATGTCATTTATGATGTTAATGTTCATGATTGAAGAAGAAGTGGAAGGAAAAGTATATGAAAACAAGGTAGTTAATAAAAATCTTGAACAATGGAAAGAAATGATTCAAAATAATTTTAAAAAATCTTAAAAAAATAAACTACTTTTGTAAAATGGCAACAGATATATTTCATAGTAATATAGAGAATAACACTGAAAGATTAAGTCAGTCTCAAAAAGACTCTAATAAAAAACAGTGGTATAAAAATAAGATAGACTCTTTTGATATGCAAGGAGATGGAAATCAATACTTAGGTTTTGATAACATAAATGAGTATTCAAGAAAAAAAGTAAACTATGATTTATTTAATAATATTATAGATAAAAAAGAATTTGAATATGTATGTAAACCTTATGGTTCAGAAACAGGTGAATTACCTGCTAATTTTGTAAATAGGGATATATCTTCACCTAAGATTAAAGTTCTATTAGGTATGGAAATGAACATGCCTTTTTCATGGAAAGTTGTGGCAGTTAATGAAGAAGCTACTACTAGAAGAGAAGAAGTAGAATTTAATATGATTAGAGAATATGTTACTAATCAAATATTAATGCCTATTAAACAAGAGATAGAATTAAGACATCAACAAGAATCTAAAGGTAAAGAGTTATCACCTGATGAACAAAGAGAAATACAAAGTAGAATACAAGAAGAACTTGCAGCAAGAACTCCTGAAGAAGTAACTAAATATATGAGTAGGGAACATCAAGACCCTGCTGAAGCTTTAGCACATCAATTACTAGAGTATATTATTAAGAAAGAATCTATAGTTAATAAATTTAATAAAGGATGGAAACATGCTTTGATAGCAGGTGAAGAAATTTATTGGATAGGTATAGTAAGAGGTGAACCTTGTTTAAGAGTAGTTAATCCATTAAGATTTACTTATCAAAAATCTTCAGAAATAGATTATATAGAAGATTCTGAATGGTGTATTGCTGAATATAGAATGACTCCTTCAGAGATAATTAAAAACTTTGGAGATAGCCTAAGTAAAACTGATATAGATAGAATATACAAATATGATAGTGATGCTACAAGTGGTATATTTGAAGATTCAAGAAGAGATGAAGAAGAACAAAATACTTTAAGAGTAATACACTGTCAATGGAAAAGTTTAAGAAAAATAGGTTTTCTCACTTATATGGATATGGAAACAGGTGAAGAAGATATGATGGTAGTAGATGAAAATTACAAGCTTAATGCAGATATGGGAGATATTGAGATAGAATGGGAATACTTACCTGAAACTCATGAAGGTTGGAAAATTTCTTCTGATATTTACCCTTTAGATTATCTTAGACCTGTAATAGGTCAATATAGAGATTTAGATAACTTACATGTTTGTAAATTAAGCTATCATGGTGCAGCTTATGATAACATGAACTCTCAAGCTACTTCAGCTATGGATAGAATTAAAGGTTATCAGTATTTTTATGATGTAATCTGTTATAGAGTAGAATTACTTATGGCTTCTGATAAAGGTAAGATGTTATTAATGAATATAGCAGCTATACCTACTACAGCAGGTATTAATGTTAAACAATGGCAATATTTTCTTGAATCTAATAAGATAGCATTTTATGACCCTAGTGAAGAAGGTTTTAAAGGAGACCCTATAGCAGGTAATGTTGCAAAGTCTTTAGATATGTCTTTAGCTTCAGATATAAATAACTATATTAAGTTAGCTGAATATATTGAAAAAAGAGCAGGAGATGTTATAGGTGTAAGTAAAGCTATGGAAGGAGATATTGCTAATTCAAGTGCAGTTTCTAATACACAACAATCTTTAACTCAATCATCATATATTATTAAGCCTTATTTTGACCTTCATAACATAGTTAAAGGTAATGTCTTACAAAGTTTAATAGAGACTTGTAAGGTAGCTTATACAATGAATAAACCTAAAAAATTATCTTATGTATTAGATGATTTATCTTTAAGACAATTAAATGTTGACCAAGATTTGTTAGATAACAATACTTATGGTATATTTGTAGCCAATTCTGCAAAAGCATTTGAAGCTAAACAAGCTGTAGAACAGTTAGCACATGCAGCTTTACAGAATCAAAAAGCAGATTTATCTGATATAGTTAAAATAGTTAGAAGTGAAAGTATTCAAGAAGCTGAAGAAATGTTAGAAATAGCTGAACAAAGAAAAGTAAAAGAAGCTCAATCTATGGATAAACAAAGGATGCAAATGGAACAAGAAAATGCTAAAGCTGAAAGAGAACATGAAACAGAGTTATTTGAAAGAGAAAAAGAACTTATAGTATTAAAAGAAAGTCAAAGAAGAATAACTGAGAAAGAAAAAGCTGCTATTGTAGCTTTAGGATTTGCTGAA